GATCGCCAATGCCATTCACGCCTGGTGTATAGATAGAATCATATTGATTGATACGATTGATTTTATCTAACGACAGTCGTGTATATTCAATGTTCTTTTGGTGTAGTTGTAGAGCCGTGTCACGAATCCACAATCCAATCGACATAGCCATGATCAAGTCATCATGTGACTTATTGCCGACTGCAATAGCCTTACCATTTTCCCATGCAAAGGTCATCAGTTCATCAATCATACGCTGTGAACGAATCGTGACGGCTTTATCACGCATGTATTGATCGAGCTTAGAGATAATAAGTGGTCGTGTTCGGGTAGAAGTCGTAAATCCAGGCACCGACTTCTTATCCTGACGATACAACTTGTTACTACGCAGTTCGTCTGGATCAAGATACTTGAGGTCTTCACTCATGTAGAACAAGTTCTTGTAGCCACGATCCAACACAGTTTGAATGGTTGCCCATCCAATACCACCGTTTTCAATAACTAACAACGCATCATTGTATTCCGTAGCAATACCGATCAACATGTGACCAAAATCCGTGGTACTCAATCGGCCCTTGAATTCGGCAACTTGTGTACAAGTCACCACATCAATAATGTGGAACGCTGAGTAGTCACCAGAATCACTGTTCTCGCCTCGAGCCACGTCGGCTACAACAACATACGACTTGGTGTAATCCGGTTGTTCCCACACCCAGATATCGCCGCCTGGACCACGCTTGAGCGCAGGATCTTGGACATAAGTGGTTCTGTAGAACTCAATAAGATCTGCATCAATGACCGTGTTACCGGACCCCAAGAACTCTGCTTCATATTCTTGACGGAAGTCACGATTACCAAGCGTCATACGATTCTTTTCTTCCCACTTCTTGTCACGCTCTGGGTGAACACGCCAGTCGAGCTTGATTGGGTAGAAGGCACCGTCTTTGTTACGACCCTTGTATTCTTCGGCTTCAATATACTTGTCGTAGAAGAAATTACCAACACCGTTTGGCGTAGAAATCAAGATAGCCTTACCACCCGTTGCCAACGTAGCTTGGGCAGCCGTCCAGATTTCTTCAGCGTTCTTAATGAACGCGGCTTCGTCCAATACTAGTAGTGATACAGCTTCAGAACGAGCGGCGTCACCAGATGATGACGATGCCTTGATTTGTGAACCATTGGCGAATCGAAGACTGAGTTTGTTATTTTCTGTACATGGCACTTGCAACCACACCGGCAAATTATCAAACGCAAATCGAACCTTGGTAATCAAGTTCTTGGCCGTATCTTGTTTTGTAGCGATAACCAGCACGTTCTTGTCCTTACTAAACAACATCATCCATAACGCATAACACGCCACCACGGTGGACAAACCAATTTGTCGTCCCTTGAGAACAATGGTATTATCTTCACGTCGGAATGTATGAAGTGAATCTTCTTGATATGGATACAATTCAAATAGTAAGCGACCCTTCTGTGGGTGCTGAATAAAACAATACTTCTTCATGAAGTAGATTGGATCTACTGCACACTTTTGATACTCACCTTTAATGAGATCTCGAAGATTGATTTTGTGACCGTTTACTGGTTGTGGCGAAGTCATAAATTATCGGGCAATGAGAATTCCAGTTCCAATAGCACCAATAATCACGTACTGTGATGGAATACGAGGTAATGTTACCCCTAAGAACCGATTTGGCTTTGGTGGAGCTGGGAAATTGATGATAACCTTTTGTAGGCTGTCGCCTCGTGTATTGGAGGCTAGCAAACTAGTATTCAATTGTGTGATGGCTACTACGCGAGTCGTGTCACGAACTTCTTGTTGAACTACGACCTTATTTAGACTGTCAACTTCTTGAGTCAGGCTAACTACTGCACGACGACACTGATCACACGCAGGCGGTAACGTCGTATCATTCTTCACAGAATCACCTAGTGCAGTGTTCTGTTGTCGCAACACGGCCACGGTAGAACGCAACTTGGTAATCTCGCCGGTCTGACGATTAGCAACAAACTGAGCACTGTCGGCAATAGATTTTGTACTGTCGGCAACTCGTTTAAGACTATCGGCTTGTGCTAAGATAGGCTTGACGACACTATCTTGGTAGGCGTCAAACTCAACATTGTATTGTTCGAGGGGATCTTTATCGTTATTTTGTTGACCCATCCAATATGAACCACCAATAGTGGCCATAAAGCCAAGTGCCAATCCAAAAAATCCTAACGGACCCATAGTAATTCTGTTAGCCATCGGTCTTCTCCAGTTCAGCCGCTTCTTCGGCGTCAATAGCCTTCAAACGATCTTCACATGCTTGAACATCTCGTTGTAGAGATTCAAACAGTTCGGTAAAGTGTTCAATCTTTGCTAATTCTTCCCACCCACCGTTCTCAAAATGAATTTGCGGTGTTCTAAATGTACGAATGTATTCTTTTCGTTCACTAATCATATCCCGCAAATATGCTCGTTCATTTTCACGAACCATCTTTTTTTCAAATGCGTCCCATGTTCCGTCAATACGCATTTGTGTATGTTGTTTAATGGTACAGTCATAACACTGACTATACAATCGGTAAAACTTGTCATCAAATCTATGATTCATGGCTTTATCACACTTCGGACACCACCACGGCGTCTTAGCATCTTGTAATTTACTGATAGACTGTTTGATGCCGTTTTTTACGGTCCACGCCTTGCCTTCCACATCAAACCACTTCTCGCCTTCTTTACGAGTAGGTTCTGCTTCGGGGCGCCAACCTACAATGGGTCTATCAAATTTCTGAACTTTGCTAGCCAATTGGTTTCGTAACGCATCAACTCTTTGATTTACATCGCTCATTTTTTACTATTCCTTACAACCTTTTCGGCTGCCTTATATGCAGGGTGAGTTTTATCATACTTCAATGCCGTCTTGACTAAGATGTCATTATCGGTTTCTGGATTCTTAATCTTGGTATTTAAGATTTTTGGATCAAATCCGGCCGAAGCCTTTTTTGTTGGTTCTTTTGGTGTTTGTGGTGTGACTGACTGCGCCACGTCGGCAGGGTCATTAGTATCGGGAATGCCTGCCGGCAATTCCTTCTTCATCTTTGTGATGGTATCCTTAAATTGACTGACGATATCAGTCAACTTATCACGGAATTTAACATCTGGCTGGACCACACGCTTTGCTAGTTTTTCAAAGGTGTCAATATCAGCAAACTGTGCGTTTTCACCAAATAATACTTTAGCTAGAAAGTCTACATCGTTGGATACACGTTCTTTGGTAATAGTTTCACGCTTGCCTTTTGCGTTTTCCGTAAATGTCTCCTCATAAATACCATCACGGGTGTTGATAAGGTAACGTTTCTTCACGCCGGGGGTTTCGGTATCTTCAACTAAATTACGCAAGGTATCCATAATGAAAATATTTCGATAAGTTGAACTCACGGCCGACTTATCCCCATTGGTCAAGAAACGTCGCATAAATGGTAGATCGCCCATCATAAAGTCTACTTGAATGTTACCAGACTCACCAGTAGAGTTACCATCAGCATCAATACCCTTTTGTGGTTGACCCTGTGCATCAACTAGTGGTGCAGCAATACTGAATTGCTGGAAACCAGGCTGAACATTGACTTCAAATCCCGTCTTATCCAAGTATGTCTTGAGATGGGTAAAGAATTCCTTCTTATCTGTGCCCGTGAATCCGATGGCTTGCTTGACATCTTCAAAGTCCATTGCCACATCGAGGTCATTCATAACTGCCTTGTGTGTGCTACCAACCAATGCACTATCTAACTTACCCAATCCAAGTTTGTTTGCCATATTAGCAGCACTTGACTGTGCAAATTGATTTGGAATTTTACTGTTGGCAGCCACGGCGTTACCACCTTCGATAATGATGGCTTCACTACGAATTATCTTCGACGCAGCTTTGAAGGCGGGATGCGTCTTGTCATAACCTAGTGCCGTACGAACCAAGATATCATTATTGGTTTCAGGATTACGAATCTTCTTATTTAAGATTGATCCCTTACCCTTGATAACTTTAGCTACCGGCTTGGCCTTCTTGACTCCCTTGGACGTTTTTGCTGCGGCTTTCGCTTGTGCTGCAGCGGCTTTGTCGGCAACTTTCTTGGCCTTAGCCATGTCATCTGCCTTGGCACGACCCTGTAGTTCAGCAATCTTTGTAGTAACAAGTTTGAATACATCTGCATCAAACTTACCATACATGGCATTGAACATCTTTTTCTTGTCGGCTGGTGAACGCTTTGGATCACCTAATACATCACGCACCGTGGTGCCTGAAATGTTCTTGCCGTCAACATCCAACTGAAATTCCGGTGCAATGGTGAAATATCCCACATCACGGTAATTGCCAAGTTGATCTGGCTTATCGGGTAGTGGCTTAAAGTATTTGTTGTTTGAACCCAATCGTTCTGCGTCCTTTTCACTGAAGGCAGTAATGAACGGTGTATCTTCTGGGTAACGACTCGTAATTTCTTGTGGCGAGTAGGGACTCTTAACTTGCACAATCTTATCAGTCGGGATATTGAACATCTTCGACATGATAAATTGTTTTTCGTTAAAGTTTAACGGCGACTTAGCATTATCTGTTTTGTCGCTGGTGCCAATGAACACATTATCTGCACCATATTTGTTTACCAAGTCCTTATAGACCGAATAGTGTCCGGCATGGAACGGTTGGAAACGGCCTGGATACACAACCACAGGCTTCTTACCACCCGGCAATTTAACTTTCTTTTCCGGTGTGGCACCAGTCACGGTATCTTGTTGTTCTGGCTTTGCATATTTCAAGGCACCCATCAATTGATTGACCGGCGCGAATGACCCAGTAAACTTATACGGCTTACCATTGTATATAAACACCACACCTTCTGTCGGTGTAACTTTATCAAATCCAATGGTTTCCAATCGTTCAAATTCACGAGCCAAGGTATCCGACGCCATCGCCGGATTCGCCTTTAACTTCTTTACGGTATCCAATACTTCTCGCTTCATAGCATCAGCAACCGCTGGATTATTTGCTGACATAAAGTTCGTCATACGAACCAAGGAATCTGCGCCAACGCGAAGAAACAACATTTCCACCGGCTTACGAATATCTTTGTTAATAGGCAAAGCATTTTTATCGACGCTATCAAACCATGCCGACATATCTGGATAGGCCTTCTTAAATTCACGAGCACCCATGGCCTTATCACCAACAGCCCAACGAGCAGCCAACTGATTCTTTACATCATCGGATAACTTAAGATTGTTCTTTTGTAAATCTTGGTCAATCTTTTCACGCCACTTCTTGGTAAAGAAATCACCAAGTGTAGCATCATTCCCAAGACCAGCAGACGACTTGATATTGTTTAACTCGTTCATGTAGGCATCTTGTCGTGCCTTATATTCACTATCTTGTTTATCTGAGAACACGATGTTCTGTGGTCCTTGAATGCCAAATGTCTTTTGTTTGTCAGCACCGGCCTTTTGAATGGCACGGGCGAGCGCAGCACCTTCGTCCTGACCTAACTGAACGGCTTTGCCGGCATCATCATATTCCACGGTATTGTGGAACACGAGAATATTTTTGTCGTAGGGGATAACATTTTGCGTTTTTGGATTGATAATTTCCAAATTGACCCACTTACCGCCGCCCTTGAACATTTCTGCACGTTGTTGTTCCGGCAGCGCGTCCACAGCGGCCTGAAGGTCGTCGGCTGTATTACTAAAACTATCCCCAAGGTCACCACGGTCGGCAAACTTGTTCTTCAGGGCATCAATATCAAGCGCTTGTTCACCCTTGGTTCTTACATGGGGGTTGCTGCGTGCGACTATAATCTTGCCGTCACGAAACGAAAACATAATATTTTGACCATCAAGCTTTTCCGTGACAGGGGCTTCAGAATCCAAGCCACCACTCAATCCACGGGTAACCATCTTCCCGAGATCGTCAAATGTAAGTTCTGGATCTTCGTAGGGATGTAATAGATGTCCTGCCGCACCACTTTCCTTAATTATTGTCTTGATTCCGTGTTCGTCGAGCCGAAGTAACACCTCGCCAAGACCTGGCACCGTGAGTGTCACACCGTCTTTAAGGAATTGGGTTTGTAATTGTTCGGAGAGCGTATCACCGAGATATGCAACCAAGTCTTCTTTCTTCATGCTCTTCGCACGAGCCTTATAGCGTTGATTGACTTCAGGCTCCTTAACTCGATCTTTACGGTCAATTCCGGCAGACTTTAACACCTTTTCGGCACGCTTATACACTGGCTTCCATCGTGGATACTTCAAGGCAGACTGCACTTTGATTTCACGACCCGTATCTGGGTT